GTCATATCGTATCCATCCTTGGTAGCCGCATCCTGATAGGAGCAGCGCAAGTACCGCCACTCCTACCAAGCGGTGCATTATTTAGCGCCTACGCCAAACTTTGTTTCTTTAGGGTCAATCCCTTTAAGGATTGGTGCAAGTGCAGCTGCTACAAATGCGTTAGCTAGCACTTTAGGGTCAGTTATACCTGACATATAAAGCGCACCTACGCATGCGAGTGCAGCACGTGCATATGAAGCGAGCGCTGCTATTACCTGGTCTTTCATGTTATCTCCTTAGCGCCCTTAGTTAACTTGGCTGAGCACATATAGGTTAGCCGTACCTGTGCTTGTTATTGCGTATAACGCTTCTGAACCGCCTACTAATATCGTAAGTTTATCGCCGTTATCTAGCTTGTAGCCATTGGCCAAAGTCAGGTCTGAACCACCAATGTAAAGCGTGCCACTAGAACTATGAAGCCAAACAGTTTGGTCTGCAATATCTGCAGGTACAACTATGGCAGCTGTCGTAGTTACGGTCTTTATCTGTGATTTAGGCATTGTCTAACTCCAGTTTAGTAATCAACGTGGCCACCTTGGCAGCATCTAAAGCTATTTCAAAGTGCATTTCATCTTTTCTGTTGATGTAATCTCCGCCCCATTTCAAGCCGTATTTCTTGGCCAAGGCCCTAATCATTGGCACTTTGGCTGCATCAAATGTGCCTATCTTGCCTAGAGCATGACTACCTGCGTTTAGGTCCAGGGCCGTGCCGGATGAGTGATTACTGAGTTTGTCAGTGCTACCCCTTACCATCCGATAGCAATAACCCCAGTCATCATTAGAGCCGTCTATCGGCTCAATTAGTTTATGAAACTCCTCAGCAAAACCAATTAGCAACGGTGCGACCTTTTCGGCGCATGCAAGTTTTACCGTAGTGCCTGGCACTGTGTAAGACTTTATGCCAATAGCCAAACGGTCTTTAGATGCAGGCCAGCCGTTATAGCTAGTTTCACTCATTTTTTATACCTTGATGAATTTCACTGCAAACCCATTGGCAAGTTTCTTCATTTAATGTAATTGAATCAGGGTGACAATCAGGCTTAGGTGCAATAAATGCGTCGCGAGTTTCATCGTATGAAAATCCAACCCCTGCATAATTTTTTCTTATGCGAGCGTTGTAACTTGTCTTGACCCAAGTACCGCCAAGATTATCCAATAACCATTGATAGCCTTCATCTGCTTCATTATTATCACCAACGGTTACGCGAATTACTTTATTATCAGAATCTATTTCTGCCCAGTGACTCATAACTACACCGCCGATTTCAAATAACGCACAACAACTACTCCAGCGCCACCAGCGCCACCAGTACCAGAAGAACCGTTAGAGCCACCACCGCCACCGCCGCCACCAGTGTTTGCTGTACCTGCTGTGCCGTTTGATGCTGCGTTACCGCCTGCACCACCACCGCCAGTTCCTCCAGCGCCACCACTTCCACCCTGATAAACGCCACCGCCACCGCCACCTGCAAAGTAATAATTACCACCCGATAAAACTCCTACACCAGTAGTTGCTCCACCTGAAATTGCGCTATAAGAACCAATTCCACCCGCGCCACCTGAAGTAGACGAAGAAGCTCCACCGACAGCGCCCGCACCGCCACCAGCGCCACCGCCGTAATTAGGTGCGCTACTGTTTCCAGCACTGCCGTTGTAACCTTCAACAGGTGAATAAGAACCTGCGTTACCGCTTCCAGCAGTACCACCAGTAGGAGCGGAACCTCGACCACCGCCACCTGAACCACCAGCTCCACCATTTACGTTGCCAAGCATCCCACCAAAACCACCACCTGAAGCAGATAGTGAATTTATAGAAGAATTTTGTCCAACGGTATTTTGTGCTCCACCGCCACCAACGACTACTGAATAAGCAGCAGGTGAAAAACTTTGTGCAGTCAATGCACGTAATCCACCTGCACCACCACCAGCGCCAACGTCTACTAATCTAGTTCCAAGTCCACCACCGCCACCACCTGCAACAATAAATAAATCGCATGATATTGATGTAGTAGTTACGGTCAGTGTTCCATTGGCAGTAAAAGTGCGATAATAATAAGTTGCGTCGCTCGTTAGTGTGCCACCTGTTACAACAGGTTTAGCTGGTACTTGTGGAGCTAAAATTGAGCTAACAATATTTAACATTATGCGATTGCTCCAACGACATACCATGTATCAGTTGCAACCTTGATACAGGCAGCGCTTTTATATTGTGCAAGGGTAGGAGCTGCAGCAGTTGCGCCAGCACTAAGCACGGTAGTAGTACCACTTGTTACGGCTGAGATTGTGCAAGTACCCGCACCGATATTCAGTACGGTAATAACTGAGCCAACAGGTATTGCTACGGATGCATTAGTAGGAATCTTAAAGGCTATAGCTGTTGCCTTATTCATCTGTTGCAAGACTTGGTAACTATCTGCAAGTACCGCGGTGTAGTCGGCTGTCGCTGTCGTATTCAAAGTGAACGCCGGAAGCCCATTCCAAAGCGTACTTGTCACAACGTCCCCTGTAACTGCTGGCCATGTTGGCATTTTGTCTCCCTAGTATGAAAATACGTTCGTACCCAGTACGCCGTATGTAGTGCCGATAATAAAACCATCTATCACGGGTTCAAGGGTATTAAAGGATACACGCCATTGTCCCGGTCTGATATACATTGACACGCCAAAAACTTGTAATGTCTTTGTAATAACTGATGCTCCTGGTTGATTAGTTGTAATTGTTACATTGTCAAAAAAATCTAACCCTAGCGCTGCCTTTATGCCTAAGTCGTAGTTATTTGTATAAAGGTCTAGCTCTAATAAATCGCACCTAATCGTAGTTTCCTGTCTACTGGCGACCAGGGCTAGAGCATAATCTTTAGCCACTGTTGTAGTTTGCATAAGCAAATTCTGTTGGTTATAACTATGCAAAAAATATTTAGCGATACTGTCAGCATTTGTAGCAGTTTGAGCTGCAAGGCCCGTAGCAGTAATTGTGGCTGAGTTGAATATCTGTGTGTCGTCTAATTTCCATACTGCGTTGCTATAAGCAATATTTGTGCCATCGTCATTGAAAACTGTGGGTGTATTGGCTACTGAGCTGACTGTTACTGTGCGGTCTTGAAATACAAATGACCCAGACGCATTGACATATAGCGCCCCATACTCTGATGTTGTAGCGGTTTGCATCGCTGCTAGCGCCGTGCGAGCAGTCCCGGGGTCTGCCTGCAAGGTTGTAAGGCCTGCATCCACATCACGCATAGATGTTGGCCAAAGTATTTGGTCTAAAATTTGATTGACTCGTGTGCCGCTTAGGTTTCCTGCCGCTGCTCCAGTCACCGTAGAAACCTGTGCATTTTGTGCAAGACGCATGGCATCTACCGCAGTAATAGTTGTATAAGCCAACTCACCTGCATTACGTGGAGTTACTGTGTTATAGCCTGTAATAAATCCACTAAAGATTGGATAAGTAACGCCTGAATATGTAGCCGTTATTTGTACTTTACGCATTGGAGTCAAAAGATTAAAATATGGTCCGCTACTATTTTGGGGGTTGAAGTCTCCATTTTCATCAACAATCCGCAAACTCATTGTGCCAGTTTGGAATACATCGCTTGTAGCATTACGGCCACGGCTTGTAGTAATCGTATCTACCTGGTCTGACACATCCACAATAACAGCGGCAGCATCGGCAAATACGTTAGTACCCAGTATGCCCTGATTTATTAACATGGCCTGAGCAAAACTAGGACCGGTACTAAAATTAATAATGGCATTTATTACTGGAATTGTCATAGGGCCTGTAACGCTCCACTTTTGAATTGTGACCAACCGCGAGCATTTATTTCTTGCATCGCCTGTTGTACTACCTCATAAACTCCAGCTTCATTAGTAATTGTTCCTGCCGTTACAGTCAGGTTAGTTACAAACTGATTAGCCATACCCTGTGGCATAGATGTACCGCTTAGAGCATTGAATACCTCGGCGCTACCGCCTGCCATATTGGCAGGTATATTTGTAGA